TACATATTTAAAACTCTCACCGAGCATTGATACATTAGTGTTTGCAGAACTTGATGCCTTAGCAAGGACATCGGCAAAATGGGTGCTGTCAGATGCCTTTAAGCCAAATGCAGTAATTGCATCGGTGACAATATCCGAAGTTGTTGCAAGGTCAAGACCATCTGCAGCGGCAAGTGACATAATACCATCAATACCATTGAGCATTGATGTTGTGTTCCAACCAGCCATTGCCATATATTGTAAAGCCTCGGCTGATTCGGAAGCAGAAAACTTTGTTTTTGCTCCCATTTCTTTGGCTTTGTCTGTAAGGCTTTGCAGGTCTTTTCCGCTTGC